GTCATTCGTGAAAACTGCCGGCGCATGCTCGGACCCAGCCACAAAAATCTCCGGCATCAGCCCAAAGCGCTCACCGATAAAAACAGCCGGCGCAATCAGCGGATCACAAGCCGCCGCCCAGTTGTTCGTATCGGTCCAATCAGGCACAGTCACGGGCACAGCGCTGCCTTTCAGGACGTTATCATATACATAGCCGCTCTCACGCACAAAGTTTCCTTCGCAAATCTCCCTGGCAGTCTTTTGCAGCCCGCGCGGCACAAGCAAGAACTTGGGGTTAACCGCCAGCTGCGGACCAGTGCCATAAAGCCCCGCGGCGTTTTTAATGAGCATGGGCTGCTTGTACACATTGGCGCTAACTGCATCCCAGCTGGTACTGGAAAGCGCCGTGGTGCTCAAGTTGGCATGCCCACCAACGGTGGTAACCGCCGTCGCATTGAAGAGCGCACCGCCATCCGCCATGGTCGGCCCGATGCCAGCATTGCTGGTGAAAATAGCCGAGACCAAGCTGGAAATATTGCGCATGCCAGCCGAAGCCAGCTCGCGTGTATAAGCCCGCAGCTTGCGCGTCTCATCCCGATCGATTAACTCGAGCGTGAGCGGGATGTATCCGCCATACTTGATAAAGTTAGCCGTCTCGGGGCTATCGCCAACCGCCAGCTCGGTGTAGGTGCCGCCTTCCGCCACCGCCGGCAGCGCCCCTACCGTACCCACCAGCGTGCCGGTGATCGGATGCAGCGTGGAGAAGTGCTCTTGCACGCTGATGTACTTCCACCAATCGTAACCGGCTCGGCCTAGCTCTTCCCAGGTATTCGCCACCAGCTTGTTGAGCGCGTTCTTCACCAATCCAGTGAAATCTGCAGTCGTAGCTAACTGCACCCGCTCCGCGTAGTAGCCGCCGTGCAGCTCCAGGTCACCCGTCAGCGAGAGATACAGCTCGCGGATGCCGCTGAGCTTGGGCACTGTAGCCCCTGCTAAACCCGTTGCGCGAGGAACGCCAAAGAGGTCATCCACCGCGGCTTGCAGGCGGTCTGCCTCATTGAACATCGCGTCAATACGAGGATGAGTTTGAATAGAATCGGAGGCGGTGACTTCGGAAAGGGCTTGCTGCTGATCAGCGATAGCAGCTTGAAGCTCTTGGAGGGTGAAATCTTTACCAGAGAACTGCCGGCGAAGATATGCCGAAGCGGACTTAGGCAAATGAGAGTTAGCCAGCATTTGATCAAGGGTATAGCTTGAAAGTTGGCGGCGCAATTCTATAGTTTGATCGAGTTGCTGCTGCAACTTTTGGGTGAGAGCATCGGAGGATTTTGGAACCTCCGATTCTGGAGCTAAAGAAGGTTCTTGAAGAGCTTCTTCAGTGGACAAATCGAACGGGTCGGATGGTACAGGTTGGTTTTCGGACATTTTTACTCCTTTTCTTAGTTGGGTGTGAAATGTAGAAATTATTGAAGGACAACTTGAGGCTGCCGCTTCTGGCCGAAGGCCCTTGCCTTCTGCACTCGCAGGACAACTTGAGGCTGCCGCTTCTGGCCGAAGGCCCTTGCCTTCTGCACTCGCAGGGCAACTTGAGGCTGCCGCTGCTCGCAGATGGGTACTCTGATTTTTTTCAGCAATATTTGAAGCATCTCGGGGGTTTAGGAACTTACCGCCCCTGGCAGGGTTGACCACCAAATCCACTGAAAATACTTTCAGAATCTCATCTACTTTATGATTGCTGCCCATAAAAGAAAGATCCGCACTGAAGCCGATCTTTGACGCTTCCCCACCACTCTCCGCGGCATCTTTTCCTTCAGGCTGAGAAATAAGCGGCTCTGCCAAAGATTGCAGCATCTCTGCTGCCGGTCCAAAAGGTTTGAGTGTCGCGCGGATGCCCTTTAAGCCCTCATCATACCGCGCCCCTTTAAGCACTCCCGCAATATCGCGGATCGAGCGCGAACCTAAAGCGTGATCCACAAAGCAAAAGACCCCTTCCCAAAGCGGCGCCGAGCTTTGCAGCACCGCCGGCGTAAACTTCCAGCCATTACCAGTCCCTGCCGTGATCGCCACAATTTCATATTCACCTGCTCCTGCTGGCGCCGTCACCTCAATTGAAAATGTCCCTCGGTGAAGTTGTAAAGTTCTGTTCATAAATTCCTTAGTGTTCTCTCCATCTTGTAGGATTTCATTGCCTCAAGCGTCCGCGTCCACTATTCCAGCCCTGGCGTGCGGATATCCCCTGTTTCATGGTCGATCTTCGCCTCTTTGGGCTTCCGCTTCTGCTTACTCACGCTTCCTTCGCTGCCGGCGTTCTCAGCCTCGGCTTGCCCCTCCTTCACAATCTCCGCAGGGTCACCTTCCTCGCCAATAAAGCGATACAACACCCGCACCATCTCTTCCTTAGAGACCGCGCCAGCTTCACGCAGCGTCTCAAACGCACTCATGATATTCGTGCCTGCCATCGCTAACGCCACATTATCCCTACTGGAAAGGTCCCCAGGATAGACCTCGAATTGACCAGTGAGGTTGCGGTTGGTAATGTGATTAAAGCGCTGGATCGTGATGGCAAGCAAGTCCTTGAGAAGATATTGGAAGAAGGTCTGGCGCTGCTGGAATTTGCGGTAGGTAGGGTCACCAGAGGCTTCAGCGGTGGTTCGGGTTGAGCCTTCAGGCTCGGCAAGAAAATGGAGGGGAATGCCTGCGCCAGAGGCAATCATCTTTTTGAGAGCCAGGCCGTCTTTTTCGGCATCATCGCTTTCAAGCTTTGGAGAGAGGACTTCCCAGGTTTCGCTTTCATCTGTGACTAAGATGGAGCCAGGAGTTGGTGGCGTGGAAGCAAGTTGCAACTGACGGGCACGGCGGGTGGATTCACTTGTAAAGGAACTTTTGACGACATAAAGAAAGGCGTTCCGATAGCGGTTGAGGCGAACACGATCATCAAGGAAAGCCGTATAACGACTGAGCCATTTGAGGATGGGAGAAAGGTCACTCTCGCCCCAAACGGCACCAGCAGGCTTATTGATAGCATAGTGCACAACACAAGCCTGGGGGTAGTCAACATCTATCTGCTGCTGGTTGAAGGCTTTATACGTTATAGGCTCTTGACCATTAAAACTCTTGAGTGTAAAAGAAATCTCCTGTTCCAAATCGTTATCCTTGGTGACGATTTCATCTATCAGAGTGGAAGGGATTAGGCGGATATAGCTCATACCGCCAGCATCCGTACTGATAAGGATGAAAAGATTTCCCGAACGTGTAAGCTCATCACACATTTCAATGAGGCGGGTGGGCATGTGATTAAAACGATGGTTCCAAAAATTCTCAAGAAATTCAGAAGTACCTGGATCGGAACTGGAAACTTTGAACCCTGCACCCACCACGTACTGACTAATAATCTCTACGATGCGGCGGGCAAGCGGGTTATAGCGCCAAGCGTCCAAACACTGTTGCAAGATATCTTCACGAGAATAGCGGTCACGATCGAACTCGGAAGGTGATAATGAAACAGCACCGACTAAGAATTCATTTTCAGTTTCTGAAAAAAGCTGACGCTGCGAAGGATGTGGTGGAGCATGGAAATATTGAGAAATAGAATGAAGTAGATTCAAAGCGAAAACCTTTCTATGATGAAGTGGATATTATAGAACATATATTCTATGTTAGCACAAACATTGCTCCAAAGTGATAGGAAAAGGCTTGAATTAAGTAATTTGGTGTGCTTCAACCCAGGATTGAGCTTGGAGCGAGGTGGATTCAATGGACTTAATGGGGTCGGGTGCTGAAATAATGAGCGTAGGAACTCCACTTTGATGAGAACAAGCCTCCCACGCCATGGCCAGAGCCATTACGCAGTCATCATGCTGACCAGCCGGAGCAGAATAAGAAAAAGCCCCATTTGGAGAAACTTTCTCTTCAAAGGAAAGTAATTCTTTCTTCTGGATTTCATGGTCAAGCAGAAGAAGGCGGGAGTGTTCAAAAGCAGATTTGAGGCCGAGAATAATATGCGATTTGGCGGCCTGTGTGGTGAGGAAAGGATGTAGATTTAGTCCTTGTTCGCGGAGGTGATCTATAACAGGCTTGCCAATTCCATTGACTTCGACAACTATTTGGTTGAGATGCCAATCTTGATAAACGCGAGCAATGCGTGCTTCCAATTCAGGGTAATCCACGCGATTAAAACGAGTAAGACAAACCTGCTCATGACTTTCAAGGTCAAAGACAGAAATAACGGTAAAATCGGAGGCTGTGGCTACATCTACTGCAGCCACATAACTGTGGCCTGGCTGCGGAGAAGCGGCCTGTAGAATTGAGATGGCTTCAATATTCCGAAATACGCTACCATACTCCTGAATGAACTCAGCTAAATATTCTTGTCGGAAAATTTCATCAGTGGTACTGGACCTGGCAAGCTCGATTTCGGCAGGAGCTATAAACGGGTTAGAAGAAGTCGGAAACTGCCATGAACGCCAAGTTTCAGGATATAGCGAGGCATTATTGAAGAGATCGTAAAACCAATTACAGCGATTAGGCGTAGATATGAAGAGAGCTGAGCCAATTTTATCGGCAAGGGCAGGGCGAAGGACTTCAGACCAAACTTCAGGACGTTGATAGGCGCACTCATCCATGACAACAAGATCCAAGCCCTCACCACGGAGATTATCAAAAACCTCACTAGAACGAACGGCAACTAAACCACCATTAGGAAAGGTGATAGTTTTTTCAGCTTTTAAGATTTTTGCCGTGGGAAGATGAGAGCAAATCTGCGTGAGCGGGCGCCAGCCAGCCTCCGAAGTCTTATACGAAGGCGCCACCCACCAGGCAATCCCACCAGCCGAAGCCTTATCGATGCACTCCAGCACCCCCAATCGCGTCTTGCCCCAGCGCCTGCCAGCCGCCAGCACCTTAAAACGGTGCGGGTCATTATGCACCTCGCTCTGCCCAGGGTGCGGAGAAACGTTAATCAACACTGCCATGGCTGCCTCTTCCTCCCTCCCCTAAGCACCTCCCAGCGGATCATTCCGCCTTTTCCGAGCTGGAGATCACCTTATCCCAGTTGACCACAATCGCCAGGTCGCGCGCATCTGTCAGCACCTGCTCTGGCACCTTGCCGTATGCATACTGCACAAAAGCCAATTGCTTTTCGAAGGATTTCGAATTCGCCCAGTCCCGCAGGATCAGTTCAATCTGGCTCATCCCGCTGCCTTTCTCAACCGCTTCCTCATTG